CTCATCAGTCGCATTTACGGGAGGTAAAGCACCTGTATTTTGAATGATGGAAAGGCCAGGTTGGAGCTGGTATGCCATTTATTATTACATAAGAATATTAATCTAACTATAGGTTCCGCCACCACCTCGCACACTACCACCACCTCGAGGACCCCTGATATCCCCATCACCACCAAGACCAGCGAAAGCCTCTAACTGAACACCACGTGCGTCAGGATTGCAGTATCGACCATCACTTTTGCATGTGGGTCCATTCTTTGGTCCGTATAACCATTCGGCAAAGTCAGTCTGATCTCCTGGTATTTTAGAAACTGGAGAAGTTACAAACTGTCGGTCAGTCGCATTACGCATATACTTAGGAAGGGGGGAACGAGAACGTCCGGAATCATAAGGAATGCGATCCGTCGTGAATCCCTTGACAAGCGGTTTCACATCAGAATAGTAACAAGCAGAGAGACGATTGGGGGCATCTGTGTAATCGGTTGCAAGTACGTTACCCATGGGATTGTCAGATGTGGGCATTTGACATGTTTCACTACCATCAATATTCGTTTTATTGAAGGGCTCTTTGATCATCTTGGACTTATAAAGAACATACATAACGGAAAGAGCCGTTACAGTCAAAATGAAGACACGCGGATCACGACGAATGATATAAATGAGACATGTGGCATAAATCACAAAACGCGAGGCGGAGTTAATACGCTCCTCTGGCGTTTGATCAATAGTTGGCCAAAACTGAGAAACCTGTTTAGCATCAATGAGTTGCTGGAAGTCGTCGAACCAAGCTTTCATTTAGTATATAATAAGGTTTATTTTTTAGGAAGACTACCAAGCATACTACCCATCATTTGCATAAGAGCATCTTGGTTAAGCTCACCACCATCACCATCCTGTAGCTTCGAAGCTACACCCTGAGCAATACTTTCAATCTGACTGAGTGTATCTTGGGGTAGGGCAGTAATAGTCGTACCGAGCATGTAGAGGGTCTGAAGATATTGCCATGTAGCACTCCTCGTGTTAGGGTTCATCTTAACCCAATACGATTTGATGTTGAGATCCTTGAGGAAATCAATAGTATCAATCTCCTCGAGAAGGAAAGTTTCATCCTTAGAAGAAATCTTATCAGCGTATGGAGATACACCCTTCATGTAAGCATCCACAACGAGACGTGGATTGGAGGACTTCAGTACATCGAAGGAAGTCATCATTTTCTTAATGCCTTTTTCATCTGGAAAAGTCTTGTGCAATTCCACAAGAAATTGACCCATCATGTCGTTAAACGCGGTAACAGACGCCATTTCTTATTTTAATAATTTAATCTTTAAGTTTAGAAAGGTTCATTTGAAATAGCCTCTTTCTGTGCAATACCACCAGAGACCACGAAGAATACGAGAATCGCGTTAAGTACAGCAGGTTTAGTGTATTTGTTAAGCTCGAGCTTACCCTCATTATTGAGGTGGGCCTTCAAATGAATATAAGCCGCTGTTATACCACCCGCGATGAGCGCGGCACTCATTGGATCACGAAGATAGTCGGAGAGTTCCATTTAATAGTAACCAACTTTTTTTGTACGCTGTTCAGGTGCATCACCAAATAATACATCGTCGTCACCCTGTGGGGGCTGACCCTGGGGTTCCATCATTGGTTCGGGTTCGGGTTCTGGCCCTGGTTCGGGCGCCTGAACACCGGGTACAGTCTTAAACTCATTTTCTAAACCAGTTGGTTCAGGATCGGGATCCATAGGTTCAGGTTCTGGGTCCATCTCAGGCTCTGGGTCCATCACCGGCTCTGGGTCCATCTCACCATCATATATATCAGGATCCTCGGTGTCTTGAATCTCACCATCGAGTGAGATATCACGCGTCTCCTGGGACATGTACGTTTGCAAAATCTGTTGAACAGGGATGAGTTCCTTTACGGTATTCTCGATGCACATACAAAAACGGTCAGTGAGTTTTTCATCTCTCAAATATTCACTCTGTTCTTCACTGAAAATATAAGGATCCTTATACAATTCCTTTGCAACGTTGTTGTAACATGTCTGAATGAACACCTCCTCAGTTGGAAGCTTCAAAGAAATCTTCTTGTTATCAGCCTTGAGACGAACTGCAGAAAGAATCTTTGTGCAAGCAACAAAAACAGCCGCCAAAAGATCACCGAACCACGCACACCGATTGGTGATGTTATCACTATGTGTCTTGGACATGGCATTAGACCAATTGGGAACCTCCTTCAGAAGCTTCTGGAACATGAGAAGTACCTTTTTACCCTTCGACATAGTTACAGATTCATTGTACATATCCTGGAATACTTCAATCATAGCTGGGCACATGATGTAACAAAGCTGTCCCATATATTCCTTTTTGGCTTCTACCATAATCCCTATAGAATCAGACATTTATAGTAAAGTTACATATTTAAACTTTAAACTCTCACGCATTTCTTCTGTATTTGTTAGCAATTTTCTTAAGATTCATGAGATTAGGAAAGTCACCATCTTCTTCTGATTGTATCCTCTCTTTTTTCTTTTTGGAAACATTCCATGACACATATATATCGTAATTACTTATCATTTTAACACTGAAACCACCTAAAACAAATTGTCTAGCAACATATCGAGCGGCTGAACTTCGGTCAAAAACAGGGTATCCCAATAAGAAAGTTGGAATTGTTAGAAATATCTGTTTATTTCCCATCTCGACTGACTGTTTAATTTTTGAAGAAAACTGTTCATATATTTTTATATAAATTTCTTTTCGTATTTGTTTTCTTTTTTCATCAATCTTAGTGACGTCATCGATGCTGATCATTACAATTACTGTAACTTATTTTTTGCCGAATCAAACTCAGCCTTTGTGGGTATAGCACCTTCCTTGACGAGTTCATAATCGATGAATTCCTTACCCTCACCACCCTCTGTGAAAGGTGTAACGTTACTGGGTGCATTAACACCTAGAGGTTGGGATCGCAAAGAGAGGAGACGAGACTTTCCGTTCTGTACTTCAAAGGAGGAAACTACTGAGAAACCAAAAGAGAAACCACCCTTCTTAATGACCATGAACATACACTCATATATGTCATTCTCCTCACCCTTGTACTGTCGAATGGAAGTTGTCTCGATGATGTACGTACAGACACCTGTGCGCTTAGAAATTTCCTTGTTAGTTGCGAGGACAAACTCTTCAATCATATCGTTGTCAATGCTAGCTTCGATCAACTTATGGTTACTAAGATCGGGTCTATCATCGTCAAGTTTTATAGGTTTAATGGGTTTGGAATGGCCTGAGAACCCAAACATTTCAACAAATGGTTCTTGAGTGGTTGTCAGAAGAATAACAACCATAAGTAGGGCGAACATAACAAAGTAGTTCATCTTTATTACTATAATGCGTTAATTTTTTTTTACAAAATACCATATAGATAGTATATGTCGCTCCTGATCTATAGTCCAAGGTGCAAACATTCTATGGATGTGATCGAGTATATAAATGATATTCCTCAGTTGAAACAACTTGTGCATTATCATAACATAAATACACAGGGGATACCTCCCAACTATAGAAATAAAATTAATCGGGTACCGACAATGCTCACTAAAAATGGTAAGATTCTCGTTGGTAACGAAATAAAGAACTGGTTAGATTCTCTCCTGCCAAAGAAAGATGTTGAACATTCAGGAATTGGATCATTTGGGTGTTCTATGACTACTCTGGGTAGTGACGAGAATACTAATGATATGTTCAAATTGGATGACTATGGTCGATCACTCCAACCCGCAATGACAAAGGAGCTCGAAGAGAAAATTAACCGCGAAGTTTCGAAAGGTGTTGCATATACAGATTTAAAGATGTAACACGATGATTTAAACATATATGAAATTAGTCACGATACAAGCATCAGCTTTCAAATCGACTTTTGAAGTACTAAAGGATATACTAAATGACGTAAATATATATTTCAAACCCGATGGTATGTATGTCGTTACACTCGATACAGCTAGAACATCCCTAGTTGATATGTACCTCGCGGCTGACAATTTCGAAGAATACCACTGTGATCAAGAGGAGATCATAGCTGGCATTAATATATCAAATACTTTCAAACTTTTAAAAACTATTACAAATAATGATGTACTCCAAATAGAAATTAGTTCTAAAGAATTTATAGACATAGAAATCATAAGTGAGTCTAAAAGGACAAAATCAAAATTTCAACTGAAACTTCTGGATATTAATGAAAGTAGAATTGAGGTTCCAGAGATTGAGATGACGACAATTACCACCCTTCCTTCGGCGGATTTTCAACGCCTTTGTCGAGACATGTCAAATATAGGTACAGACATTGAAATTAAGAGGACTGGTAAAAACATATGCCTCAAATGTGAGGGTGATTTTGCCAATCAAGAGACGACGATCGAATGTCCGGAAGATAGTCCAACTATTACAGGGTTATATAGTTTGAAGTATCTTAATATTTTCACAAAAGCAACGAGTATGTGTGCATCTGTACAAATCATACAAGAAATCAGTAATCGATTCTTAATTCTGAAATACAATGTAGCAAATCTGGGTGAGCTTAAATTTTACCTCGCAACTAAGGTATCTGAAGATCAGTTGTAAAACCATCGAGGGTTGATACTTTCTTCTTCATACCCAATGTATTTGAAAGTATAATTTTCGGATATTGGTCACGGAGTATATGTTTCTCGTAATATAAAAAGTGTTCGAGTGGTACATTTTGACCATGGAAATCATTTCTAGGACCATTGTATCGTTTCACCTTTTCAGTAATGTTTCGAACAGGTTTATCATCATGATCAACCATCCAAGCACTACTCAAAGGGATACTAAAATGCATACTTTCATTTTCATCTTTACCTGGCCTGAAATTCACATCACGTGATATCGCCGTGTATGGCTTTCCATTAAAATAATACCGAACACGTAAAATGACCCATTTTACATTTTGTGGAATCGTAGTTTCCCTGAAGTTTTTACCTGTAGCGTTAATGTAATACGAGTCAAGAATACCATCTTCCCAATCTTTACTTTCCTCTAACCAAAAATCATCCTCTATTTGGTATTTCATATCATGATCAATTTCATACTCGAGTTCTTCTGATATAATAGAATAATCTCTTGGTGTCACCAACTGCTTATAAAAGAAGTAAAGAGTACTTAAAAGTTTAATGATCATCTCTTTATAAGACATGGAAAGAAACTTTTTAAGTAGGTATAACAACAAGGTAGAAGATTGGAATGAATCGATCAAAAACGACCCACTAAATAAAAATAAATACGAATCTGAAATGGCTGAATATATAATAAAGTGTATGCCTTATATGAATCAATATACAGATGAGAATGGGGAAGTTACAAACACAAATAATGTATTCAATGTTCGGGAAACTGTGGGTCTAAAGCGTAAAGATATATTTACCGACTATTTGGTTGAAGTTGAGAATCAAAATATAGCAAGACCTCATGAGAAAATCATCGAATGTTGTCGGACATGCCCAGATAGTAATATTATTCATTTTCATGATACAAGTGATCTTGTATGTGATGCATGCGGGGCAATTATAGCTACACTTATAAGTGAGCAACTTACATATAGAGAGGAGCAAGAAACTTCAGAAAAGGTGATTAATTATTCGTATAAGAGAGAAAATCATTTCAATGAATGGCTCTCCCAATTTCAAGCTCAAGAGATGACAACTATACCCAATGAAGTTATTGAACAGTTGAGGGGGGAACTTAAGAAAATGAAAATCAAAAAATTGGAAGACATTACACATGCAAAAATACGAAGTTTATTGAAGAAACTTCGTTTAAATAAGTTTTATGAGCATGTACCATATATTACGAATATACTTAATGGTATAAAACCCCCAAATATGTCACAAGAACTCGAAGAGACCTTGCGTATCATGTTCAAAGATATACAGAAACCATTTGACGATAATTGTCCTAGCGAACGCAAGAATTTTCTTTCATATTCATATGTTTTATACAAGTTCTGTGAACTTTTGGGAGAGGATGACTATCTTCAATACTTTCCTCTATTAAAATCAAAAGACAAATTATATCAACAAGATGTTATTTGGCGTAATATTTGTAAATGTAACAAATGGGAATTTATTCCAACTATATGATTTAAAGAATGGGTTAAAAGTAATTATATGAAATGATTTTCATTGATCGAATTATACGTTACGTAATGAAAGATTACATGTTACCAATACGATGTTATGCAAATAAAAGGGATTTATTTTGTAAATCTCAAAAATGTGATTGTAAAATTTACTGTAAGAAACCACCCAATGGAGCCATACCGGCCTATCAGCTACCTAAGTCAAATGATGTTATGTTCAAATATACTAAAAGATGACGTCCGATGAGGAGCACATTTTATGTGCTTTATATGATCTAGAGACCCACGTTCTCCCTCATTTCAACCATATGGCCCCCACAGACTCCACCATACATCACTGTGTAGAACAAGCTAAACATCATCTATCTCAGGCTCGGGAGTCCCTGGAAGCAGCTGTGTCAGATCCGCAGAAACATTTCGATGATGGTCGAGAATTTTACCGAATTCTTTCTCGAGTTCTTCCCTTGATGGTCCTAGTTCAATCTTTCGAACCTCAACCTCTCGATCCGAATGAGGAGGAAAGTTTATCAAATACGCAAGACTCAAACCAGTCAGACGAAGATAATTATGTGCCTGCAACTCCGCCCCATCACCAAGAGTTCTAATTGTTTTAAACTCTAAAATACACTTTCCATCTATGATGATATCAGCCCTAACGTTACCTATCACATGCCCCCTAAATATGACAGGTATGATACGTTCAGTTTCATATTGAATCTTTTTCGACCTTAACACAACCTCAACTGCATTATGGTATATCCTTTCACTGTGACCAGGACCCAGCTCAGCATAAACTTCTTTCATCAAGTTTTCTATCATTTAATGTTTTTCATATTAATTCTCTAACTAAAGTAAGATGTCATCGGAAAGGCGAAGAACCGATATTACCAGACGACAGACTGCGAATAGACGTAGAATCATTGAAAATAGGAGACGAGGTGTTGATCGCGCAATTAATAAACTCACAAATAAGTTCAAGAGATTGAATGTGGGTAAAAATCGATACAATTTAGGAACAATTACTACTCTCAATAATCGATATATGACTACTCGACTCAGTCGCCAACTTATTGACCGACTCAAAGAAATATACACCAAAACTTGGAGTCAAAAAATCGAATACGTTGGTAGTATCCCTTTTACCGTGAGTAACATGCGGAACTATGTGAAATTTAACCAACCCACAGCCAGAACAAATCAACAACTTGCTTCTGTAACGCCTACGAAAGAAGAACTTACACAGTATATTGTCTATCACACCCACCCAGTACCAGAAAATAATACACCTCTATTTACTTATCCCAGTGAACAAGACTTTAGAGCATACATAAATCATTATCCAGATGTTCAAGCAAATCTCATTCTCGAAAACCAGGGTTATTACGTCATAGATCTTATTGAGACCAATATGAATAAACCAAATCCCGATGATGTCGTTCGTGTCTTTAATGAACTCATGGGAAGTCGAGATTTTCAAAGGTTCAGAGTTAATTGGGGCTCTCTTATATATTTCACGAGCACCCCCGAAAAATGGAAACGAGTCGTGAATAATTACGTAGATCCCATCATGCGCAGAAGGTTTGGTATATCTGTTCGATACAACACGTGGTCCGATTTGGGTAAGATTACTCTCTTATATAAAAATGTACTCATGAATATAGGATGAACGTGTATTCTTTTAGGCCTCAACGTATCAAAATTCCGAGAAAGGTAATTCGTGATCTAAAACAGATAAGTGACCTATCTTCAAAAAGGAATTGGGAATATGCAGGAAATATAGAGTGTAAAATAAAAGAAAATAGCGTATTCTTCAGCAAACCAACATTTGTAACTTCGATGAGTAGAAGAAAAGTTGGTATCGATACGATTGAACTTATATGGCCCTCTCTAATAGGTTACCACACACATCCAGCTATAGTTCAACCGCAATTGTTAAACTATGATAGTAATGAAATATTTACAACTCTTCCAAGTAACTCAGATTTTGAGGTATGTATTTACACGTACCCAGAAATGCAAACTAATATTATTTGTGATGCACATGGATATTATATCATAGATATGTTAGATGCAGCCAAAAATAATAAAATACCTATTCCATCAAGTGTGTCCAAGGTAATGAAGGAATTCAGACAAAGACCCTTCTTAAAAGAACATGTATTCAGTGAAGATGGTCTTGAATATTTCCACTCTACTCTCATACAATGGAAGCGTCTTATCAATTTAGAACTAAGTCAGTTATTAAAAAAACAATTTGGTATAACTATTAGATATTATACTTACACAGAAGAACCACCTATAATTACAATCGATCGGGATAGTATCGACCCATAGAATCTTCGAGTTCATCTACTTCATACCACGCCCAATGACATTCAGAAGAGTTTTCATCTATTTCACAAATTTCCTGTGCTTCTTTTATCGCTTCGACGAATCGAAAACGAAGTCTCAGATTTTCTTTAATTTTCTTGGGTTCATTTATTGGTGGTTTATTATACAGAGATTCTAAAACATTTGCACGTGTCTTGGCTAATTTTATCTTGTACAAACTATTTTCGGAGAAAGTAGCCACACATTTCATATAATATTATAACATAAAGATTTTAAGTCTATTAATATTACAATGTCTGCTTATAACGTTGAACCCTGTAACTTCAAATATCGTGTATCTTCCCTCGAGAAAGTCGTAGATGGTGACACCATTGATGTGGCCATCGATCTAGGATTTGATGTATGCACAAAACAAAGGGTACGTCTTCTAGGTATCGACACTCCTGAGTCTCGTACTTCCGACAAAGAGGAAAAGAAGTATGGTCTCCTTTCCAAGAAGAAACTCAAGGAATGGTGTATGAAGGCTGTTGTATCAGAAAAAGATGATATAGAAATTGAACTTCGCTGTCCGGAAGCAGATTCTAGGGGAAAGTTTGGTCGTGTTCTCGCCGAGATTTGGGTGTGTGAAGATGGTACATGGACTAACGTGAATAAGTGGATGTGTGATGAATGTTACGCAGTTCCTTACACGGGACAGAATAAGGCGGACGTAGAATCACTTCACATGGCTAACCGTGAGAAGGTTAAGGATCAAATTGAGTAATTAAATTTATACACACATACATTTTTCACCAGTCTCTACAGGTTTCCCACCGTGTAGAACCTTGGACCTGACCATTCCGTATAACTTCTCACATATAAATATTTTTGGGATATGCTGAGTTATACCTTTTTCTAATAGTAATTATTATTTCATTCCCATATTCAACGAGTTTCTTCATAATTTCGGTAATTTCATATTGTCGTGTAGGATCAACCACAAATTGTCTAAGAAGATCACCACCTGTGTTTGTGATCATTTCAAATAAATGTACAATATCTCTCATTTTTTCTCTATACTTTTCTTGTCTCTGTAAAAATATTTTGAATTCAGATTCATCCAAGTCGTTGAGCATATAAGCTATCCTCGGTTGTGTGTTATTAATTGGTCGTATGTCTATATACAGAAGTTCTTGTTCTAAACGAAATATAGTTAGGGCATACAGAAGGATATCATTTGGTGCTTGTAATGCTCTCAATTCTCTGAACGAAGGTATTCCACCACATGGAATATCACCATGTTCTCGAGACATTCTAGATTTCTTTTTAAATTCTATGAAATGTGGATTATGTATTCTTCCAGTTTCGATTTCCCCTGTTCTCCAGTCAAATGCGGTATGACAATTTATACACCACATCTGAGCACAACCACTTGTTTTGTGTATAACTGTTCCACACGTGGGGCATGATTTACTATCTTTGTTCAAAAGTTTCATAGTCTCCACAACCGCTGGATCGCATTCGTGATTTTCTACACTTACTTCGTTGCAGTTTTTACAATATTGAAGATCACATAAACCACAATACCAATTTTCTGTTAAGAAACCTTTACATATTTCATTTGGACACTGACGTATGAATGTCCTGGGTTCCGTTGTGTATGTGACACTACGTAGTCGTTCAAGCTCTCTGTATATATCTTCCATCTCGGTATATACCGTTCTAATTTCTGGTGGAACTTGTGTAGGGTCGTAGATTTCATCATAGGTTCTGTACTTATTGTGAAGTTCTATAAGATGATCTTTCTGCTTCTGAAGTCTTCGTCTCAGTTTTCTCATACGAACAATACGTTCAACTTCTGGTTGAGTTTCAGGCATGTGTGCCTTTTCTCTCTCAAAAAGAACAATCTCACGGTGACGTCTGAGTTCTGTGTTTCTAAAATATTTAGTACAAAATGAATCTATAAACTCCCTATTCCATAAGGTTTTACAACCCATGCAATGAGGGTCCTCAAATGTAGATAGAATATACTTCTGACTACATGTTCTACAACTGGTTAAATCACAAAAGGGACACTTAACCTCTTTGTGATTTATCTTATTCAACTTTTCACAGCATACATCACACGTTATCATTATAATAAAGGATGTTTATTTCTTTAATTTAGGTTCGCGAGATGTTACTATTTTATTACCTTTTTCATGGCTTCATCCGAGCGAGTCGCTTCCCTTTTGATATTTTCGAGTTCAGTTTTTGTTTTGGCCTTACCTATCCGTCCCTTAAAAATTGTTTTTTGGCTACTTGAAATTTTCTTGAGTCTATTAATAGTGCTTATAGCGGATCCACGGTCAAAAAATCCTATCAAGTTACTGTTTGTTGGTTCTTGTATATTAAATACCTCTGAAATATTAGTATTCTTTTCAAACTTCATGCGCCGTGTAGTATTACGCCCTTTCTTTCCTCTAAACCCAGCTTGTATTTTAGTTGCTGCTTTATTTTGGGTAATCATATTATTAATTATACCACCTACAAGGGGTTTGGTGACATTTGATATTTTCTTATTTTCTATATTATTTAAAATCTTCTCAAAATTGCGTCGTACTTGTTTGGAGTTTGATTTATAACGCATGAGCATGTTACTCATTTCCCTTTTTTCTTTGGGTGACATCTTACTCATATTAATTTCACCTCGTAATTCGATTCGCCTATTTAAATTTGCATTAATCATGTTAAGTTCTTTTATAGTTTTGGTACCATTTATAGCAGGCTTCCAGTCGCCTATTATACCCCTAAATTTGGCTACATGTTTTCTAGTTTTATTCAGAACTTCACCCTGTTTTTTCTCAAATGAAATATTTGCATTTATGAGAGCTCGGAGAGGTCTAAGATTTGTATTTGGTTTATTAATTTGTGTAAGATACATTTTACGTTTTTTAGAAGATAGCTTATTCAGAAGTGGAAGGAGATTTTTCTTTTCCTTCTCACGTTCATTTCTTCGTTTCTGATTTGCCTCATTCTTCTGACGAGTAGCCTCGGTATTTAATTGCTTGTTAAGTTCGGCACTAGCGTTGAAGTTCTTCTCGTTTTGGTTCCTAGCTTGACGATTAGACTCAATGTTTAATTGTTTGTTAAGTTCGGCACTGGCGTTGAAGTTCTTCTCGTTTTGGTTCCTAGCTTGGCGATTAGCCTCAATGTTTAATTGCTTATTAAGTTCGGCACTGGCGTTGAAGTTCTTCTCGTTTTGGTTCCTAGCTTGACGATTAGCCTCAATGTTTAATTGCTTGTTAGGGACGGGTTGGTTGTTGTTGTTTTTCTTGTTAGGGGTGGGTTGGTTGTTGTTGTTTTTCTTGTTAGGGGTGGGTTGGTTGTTGTTGTTGTTTTTCTTTGCGGCTTCTTCGCGTTTTCTTTCTAGCTCCAATTTTGCGGTTTCTAAACGTTTATTATATTCGCTATTTGGTATAAATTTCATGGTCGTTGTATTAACTTTTTTGTTGAAACCGAAAATTGTTTTCTTATCAGCAGTATTCAATTTATAGACTTCGAGATCTTTGTTTCTTTTTATTTTGAGAGAATTAAGTGATACACTCATATATGGAGTACCATCTGCAAATTTTTTCACATATTCTTTAGAAACCTTGGCGTTTAAAGAAAGTTTTCGAAGTAATTTATCACTATTTTTAGAAGAAATCTTGTTCTCAATTATATTTTTTATATTTTCATATCTATTAGGATCTACGTATTTAACGCTACTTTTTCCATAAAATGGAGGACTGAGTGTATTGCGCAAATTCCGAATTAAACGATCTTTATTCACTTTATTTTTAAGATTATTTTTGTTAACATTCATGACTGAATTACTACCTAAATACGATTTAAGGTAAGATATATCAACATTCGGTATTTTAAGTAAGTCAGCTTCTCTATTTTTTCTAATTGTGTTCATATTGTTGGTACCCGTTCCCACGTTGGAGGTGTTTTTTTTATTGTTGGTACCCGTTCCCTCGTTGGAGGTGTTTTTTTTATTGTTGGTACCCGTTCCCACGTTGGAGGTGTTTTTTTTATTGTTGGTACCCGTTCCCACGTTGGAGGTGTTTTT